GAACAGTTCATCAGCCGCAGCCGAATCAAACTGTTGATCTGCTCTGGTTAGTAACTCTGTTCTGATCGGACTACCTTTAACCCAATTTACAAAATTAGAGTCTTGGATAATCTCAGCAACATCTGGATGCTTCTCCAGTAAAACTTGCTTCGCCTGGTTTTGCTGTATCTGAAGCGTAGTTTGCTGTGCCTCTTTTATGAGGGGGTGATTAGCAATCTTATCTTCTACAGCCTTATCAGGATCTGCAAAAAAATCTACCTCTTGGGCAGGCTCCTTGGCTTTGTCATTACTGGATTGATTAAGAATAAAGTCATCAACTACCTTCCTAAGCTCCGTAACCTCTTGCTTCGCGCCGCGTAGCTCTCCTAACTCATTGCCTTGATTACCAAGTTTTGTTTCCAATTCTTGGTGCATCTTGATGAGTTCAGTAGGAGATTTGTCACGATACTGCTCTGGAACTTCTGCTACCTCTTCTTGAACCTCTGGTTCTTCAGAGACAGAAGCGTTGACTTCCTCATCTACCTTAACCGGATCTATAATTTTAGCCATCATTAAACTCCTAAGACCTTGTATTGGCTACCCTTTGGGTTCTCTAACCCGCAGGACGTTTACTCGGCTGCCTTACGTTCTAATGCTATCTTTTCTTCTCTTTTCTTTACCCACTTTTCAGATGCTGTAGGAAAATGCCCACTACACCCGTCCAAATGAAAGATCGGAGCAGAAACGATTCTTTTTGCAATTTTACCGCATACAGGACAATCCAAAACATTTGTTCCATGTGAAACAAATTTTTCAGAGATGTGGCCCTCATCGCACTCAAAGTCACGAACTAACATCAGACCACCACTGGATATCGCTACCCTGTTCGGTTTTTGCCATTTCTGCTGTAGTCTCAAGACTAAGCAAAATATCTATAATTTCTAATTTTCCTTTATTTTTATATAACATTTCAAGTGTATGCGTCGATTGTAGATCATTATTGATCTCTCTCAACTGCTCTAAATCTTCTATTACTTTCTTCCAACCTTCCGTTAGAAACATTTCTTGGAAGATCTCGTAGTCATTATCTTCCATTAGTTAGGCTGCGTCTGTGGTTGTGGAACCTGTGGAGTCTGGGACGCTTGCTGTAGATTTAGTTGCTTTTCTCTAAGCAATCTATCAGTTACATTCATGCGGCGTTCAAATTCTTTGTCATCAGCATCGCCTACAGCAAGGTTCTTAGTAGCAGCGTTGATCTGGTCAATCTCCAGTTCCACTGGCACGGCTCTAGTTTCTGCCTCAAGTTTCTTAGCCCTAGCTTGTGACTCAACTGCCTGACCTGCAAGAGCCGCGCTTTGTGCGCCCTGAAACTGTAGTTGAGACTGTAATTGTGCTTGTGCTGCCTCTTGAGCCTGTGGATTAGGCTGAGATGCCTGTGCAATAACCTGTACAAGCTGTTCACGATTAGAGATGTTCATATTGTCTATAATCGACTGAATAAGAACCGGATACAACGGTGAGTCTGTCCCCATCGTCTGGAGCAGTTGAACAAGCTGTGTAACCTCATATTCTCTGGCTATAATGCCTAGTGAGCTTGTAACCTGAAATCTGTAGTCGTTTACGGGATACATCTCAGGCTCAAACTGCATATATCTATGCGCCACCTTTGTTACGAACGGTATCAAAAAAGACTCTTGAAAGTTAATTAGAGTACGTTTGGTGCGTTTTATAATCGCTCCCAGACTCATTGAGATGCCCGCTGCGGTAGCTTCTCCGTTTATGGAGCCTGGTATACCCGCAGAATCTATCGCTCCTGTAGCGGTCTGTACCATCTTCTGAAGCGCATCTGCCTGAGCAAAGGTTATCTGTGAAACTGTGCCAAAATTAAATGGCTGCAAGACTTCTTGCGGATTACCATTAGTGAGAAGCAGCTTACCTGGCCTAACCTCTGGATGAGTACCTCTCGGAATGCGAGTTGCGTCCATCGCCATCATGGGGTGAACAGTCAAAGCAAGAGCATCAATCCTAGCTCTCATCTCTGCATCCAAGGCTTTCTGCGAACTGTAGCCTTTTTCGCATATACCTCGTCCCCAGAACCTTCCAGGCACTATGTCCCAAGGAAACGCCACAACGGGCCTGTCACCCATCATGTAGTTATTGCGTTCTGCTTTGAGGCAAATGCTGCCGTTTGCTATAACGACAATTGCCTCAATGTACATCCCATCGTCTTCTTCTGCCTCAAAGTCCTCTTCAAGCTCCATAAGTTCTTTGGGGACAAGACCATAGTATTTAGTCAGCCGAATCTTATCGTCTGGCTGTTTAGACAATTCTGGGTCTGCATCGATGTCAGAATCTTGGTAGGCAAGGGTAATGTCTACGTCCTTGTAGACACCGACCTCTTGGAGTTGTTCTACTTGGTGATATGGCACATATTCATCTACGGCCACCCCTATTGCCTCTTCTATGGAGACAGCAACAGGATCAATTAAAAAGTTTCTTGGTTGAACAGGTTTTAGCCTACAAATGGTGCGTGTCGCAATATTTATGCCAACGGCAGTCATTTGACCGTCCATGACGGGTTGAGTGGCCGGTTTTGCCTCTTTTACCTCTTCAATTACGATTTCTGCTATGCCTGTACCGTATACAGCAGCGTTAATAAGGCATTCAGCTACACCCTTTCGGATCTTGGTCTGGCTAAAGTCTTTGTGTAGTTGATTGCGTAGATAGGCTATATCGGCGGTTTCGCCATCTCTCAGATCGTCTTTTATGTCAAAAAACGACCCGCGACCAAAGGTAGCCTCTTCTATCTCAGAGACACCAGACTCCACGGCTTGCTGTAAAGCAGGAGATACAAGGGTAGACCGCTCAGACTCTCTGGTTTTGTCCTCGTCAGAAAATTGACCCCTGAACAGCCGATTGTATTCATCAAACTTCTTCTCATAGACGTTTGAATAGAAATCGCGCCATGTATTGCACTTGTCCATGACCCAACTGCTAACAGACTGTTCATAGGCAAATGTTTCTTGGTCGATCATATTAGTACCCTGCCACGCTATCTAAAACGTCAAAGGTGTCTGTTTCAAAGTGCGTAGCATACGACACCTTGGCAAGTTGGTCTATATATGCTAAGGAGTCCACCATATCGTCGTGTGTTAGCACATCTGGGAACTGAAATAGCTCATCCATCAACTGATAGTTCCAATCGCCCTTATTTAGGGCAATAAGTCCGTTCTCAAACCTACCCTGTAACGCCCACATAACACGATCTACTTTCTTGCGATTACCATGTGTTAGCTCTACCACATGAAAATATCTGGCATATTTTGCCATCAAGTCACTAAGCGGACTCATAACTGCTTGTTTTGCAATGCCTTTTTCTATTCCTACTGACACGGGCCTGTAATTCTGTACTGCCTGGAAAATCTTTACTGCTGTCTGATCTAGCGTCCACCGACCTACAATCATATCGGCAACCCACCATCCATCCTGATTTACCTTAACGACAGCTATAGAAGTGTTATCTAGGTTTTTAGTTTTGTTTTTCTTACCCATTTCCTCAAAACCCGCAAGGTCAATGGCTATGTAATAGTCACCTTCGGGTTCATTCTCATCAAAATAAACCCAATCCTCTTTGAACATCTCAGAGCCACGGGCCTCAAACGATGCCATAAACTCTTGCCTGAAGGCGTATGAAGACATTGACTTCTTAGCCCGATCTATCTCTTCTTTCTCAATCAGGTTGTTGTCATAGCTTGTGTAGTGCCATGCAGCAAAGTCTGGGTCATCCCCAAGTTCAGCATTACGATATAGCTCATAAAAGTGATTACGGCCCATTGGAGTGCCAATAAACAGGGCAGGAGCAGATCTGTCAGCCAGTGCAGGTCTTAATATGAGTTCCCAGACATCAGGCTTCATGTCTGCATACTCATCCATCACAAGGTAAGAAAGGCTTACACCCCGCATTGTTTCTGGTCTGTCAGCACCTTTCAGAGAAATAATTACGTCATTAAGCAGAGTGATCTGCATATTGTTGACATGAGAGTTCTTGATGACATCTTTGCCGACATCAAGGAGAAGATTCCACATGATGTCTCTGGCTTGCCCCTGAGTAGGAGCTACATAGAATACATGGCCTTTGTCCGACTGTAGAGCATTGACCATTATCAGATAGGCTGCAAGGCGTGATTTGCCTGTCCTGCGACCCGCAGCGACTACCTTGAAGCGCGTAGGATCATTCCAGACGGCTTGCTGCCAAGGCAATAATTGAATATCAAGATTCATGCGGTTCGACTAGCTTTAGCCTTTTTCCACAAATCAGCATCTGCTTTACGCGCACCACCACTTCCAGTAGCAAAAGATCTGACGCGGCCCATAGCCCACTGGTTTGCGGTAACTCCAGGTCGTGAGCCAGAAGAGTAATAAGCACCCATTCCTCGCTTTTTGACCTGACTCAAGATGCGAACAGGAATATTGTATTTCTTGGAATAATCAGCGAGTGTTTTCGCACTACCGCTTTTTGCGCTTTTTTTTGCTTTTTTTCTTGCCACTCTTTGCCCTCTTCTTGGATATAGCATCCATTTCAGCTTTAGTCAGAGTGCCTTCCCGATATTTCTTGGCTGTAGACTTTATCTCGTCTTCAGTTGCTTTCTTGTTTTTAGCACCACGCACATACTTAACAGGGACACCCCGTTTAGTCT